TTATTTTTCGATTTCCTGCAAATATAGTCCCGATGGGATTAAAACGGTGTTCAAATGGTGTTTTAATCCCATCGGGACTAATAGATTTCAAGGCTTAGATAGAAAGAATGGTATATTAGACCTATCTATCTTTAAAAATCTAACATTTATTAATAGTGGAGATTTACGTTATATAGTGCACCTTAATAAGTTAATATGCCCACCATCTGTTACAATATATGATACTTGTTTCTATGGATCAACGATTGATACTATTATCGTTGAAAATATGGAGCAGCAGACTTCCTTATTATGGGGTCTCACTTTTAAAAATTTTATCATCAAAAGTAAAAATCCCCCTAAACAAGGAGCGAGGGCTTCGTATGGCTGGAATAATAGAAAAGGCTCAAGAATATTTGTTCCAGACGAGAGCGTTAATCTATACAAGACAAGTACGTCATTCTCTGATATCGCAGAATATATCTATCCTCTTAGTAAGTATCATTCGTGATACTCACTTAGAGGGCGAATAATAGATGTATCTCTTAATGGTGCAGGCTGACTGGTGAATGCTTTTTTATATGCTTCCAAACTCTCATCAGGGACATAGAACTTGCACCCATTAGGCGTGCATGTATCGTAGGTTCTTGTCGTGTTAGAAAATGTCCAGTCGTGACTTGGAGGAGTATTTCCATGAAAAACGACAACTGTTGCTGAATTGAAACCTAACACATAACGACCAAGTGATGTAACGTTCTCAGGTATATCTATTCTTTTCGTATTATAGAAGTATGAATGAGGAGCTGACAATACAGACGGAAGGGACTTGATGGATTTTAAATGCTTCAAGTCTGATAGGTTATCTGTTTTTATATTGTAGAATATAGTCCCGATGGGATTAAAACACCATTTGAACACCGTTTTAATCCCATCGGGACTAAGTTTTACAACAATAATAAGATTGTAAGTTTGAAAGCCTTACGTTATTTCAAGATAGAATATTTAAACAATGATATCTTCCGTGATATGGCTAATTTAAGAGAAGTTTGGATACCTCCAACAGTAACACATCATGCTTATCGAACCCTTTTAGGTTGCCCAAATATTAAGAAAGTGGTGATTTTAAGTGAGACACCATTCACAAGAAGTGATTTTTTCAATGTAAACACTTATGCACACATTCCCCAAGATTTAAAGGTATATGTACCTAATAGGTTGTTACCTATATATAAGGAAGCGTGGAAAAACTTTCCCTATCTATCTCGATTGCATCCACTCAGTGAGTATCAAGAATGATACTCGCTGAGTGGTAAGATATTTCCCAAGTGTCCCTGCATTTTTTGAGAACCCCATATTGAACTTTGCTTGTACTTTTCCACTAAATGAGGAGCGACGTACAAATTCTCTATACGTGCATAAAGGATTCCCCAATAATAGATTTTTTCGATAAGCGTGTCGCCTTTGAATACCAAGTTCTTTATCCTTGCGCTGTTGAAGGAAAGTTCATCAATAGCTGTTACAGAAGAAGGTATAATTACATTTTCTCCTTGACTAAAACGAAACATAGAATGAGGAACCTTACTTAGCCCTTCTGGCAATTCAATAGTTCCGAAAGTAGTATTTTTAAACATTTCTCTTTCGTTCTTCAAGGAAGTGAAGTACCGAAGCTCTGCAAAACATTTTATTGTGAGGTTTTGAAATTTAGTCCCGATGGAACTAACAGCAGCTGCTTCCTCCATAGAGAGCTCTCCGTCACCGTCTTTGTCCCAGTTTTCAACGCAAATACGCTTCACCTCTGGGTCCTCGAACCTTATCCACCACTTAGCTATGTTCAATTTGAGTTTTGGATAGTGGGTCATCAATGCATCGTAAGTATCACGATATGCACCAGTGGTGAGGTTGATTGTGCCGTCAAGCACTGGATATGGGTCATTTCCGTATTGCCCTTCTGCATCGATTCCTTGATATGTGCCGTCTACCAACTGGGAAAGTTTATCGAATGCTCGTCCATCCGTGAAAGTCTCATTGAATCCGACACAGCGCACGTAACGCAGGGCGTGAGGCACTTGCCCTACCTGTGCATCCATTATTCCAATGAGCATCTTAATCGGCTGAAGGTTATCACACCCACTCACGAAGTAACTCATAACGTTAGGAGCGCAGGCTTCGGTGTTACACTTCTCATTGGTGAGCTTGTCAAGGTTCTTTAATTCCACGTATGACGTGGAAGCAGGATAGTCGACTTCTTCGAGCGCACCACCATCAGCGAAGTGTGCTTCGGTTAGCGATGAGCCACCAGCGAGGAACTTACGCAGACGGAAGTTACTGCGCATATCAAGCGCACCTCCGAGCGTAGATATATTCTGAACATCAATTTCCTCTAATGAGGTAGTGTTACCAAGCGTAAGAGAAGATATGAGTATCTTCACGTTCTGCTCGTTTTCATCACCCAGTTTCAATCGCTTGAGTCGCTTGCCAATGATTGAAAGCGCACCGTTAATTACATACGAACTCCAATCGCCTATATCGAGCAGGTAGTCAGCAGACTTGACAGAGAGCTGCTGATCAGAAGTACCGTTGATGTCGACAACTATCTCGCAAGGCTTACCTGCATCTGTGCGAGCACCACGCATAATCGTAGTACCGTATGCAATTGTAGGATATAACTTCATTGCAGGTGTCAGGCGCAGAACGATTGAGTTCGTTGTTGCATCAGCCTGTGCAGAGGTACGCACAGTGATAGCACCTTCAGCCGTCTTTGCGTCGTAGTCACCAAAGGAATACTTAGACATAAGGTACTGGATGCGTTTCTTTACCCAAGCAACCTCAGGCGACTTTCCATCACCGAGAGACTGACCCAGTGGATCGGTGTCGTTAGTGTACTTACCTTGCAGCATGGCAAGCTTCATCTTCTCGTACAGCTTGCCATCTTCGTTATAGAGCATAGACGAGAAGTTATCTATAACAGAGAAGTAATACCTCTCGAAGTACGCAAAGAGTTTCTGCTGATGCGTACCCTTTTGAAGTCCTCCCAGTTCCTCCATTTTAGACATCATTCGTCTCATCATTTGCGCACGCTCTTCTGGGTACGCTTGTTCCATCAGGTTCCACAGCACGGATTTCTCTCCGTTCCAAACGGGAGTACCGTCCTCGTAGGTGTCGTGATATTCTACATAGTAAGGCTTTTTCATCAAGCCCTGATTGATGACCGTTAGAATTGTATCAAGGTCATCTTGTCTGAATCTCCATTTGCTCTTTGACATGTTTGTTATGCATTAAAGTTATACGGATATGTGTTCTTGGCGCAGTTATCCGTTGCTGCCTTCAACTCTACGTATAACTGATGAAAAAGTAGGTCCATGATGTCCCAGTCCTGTGGCTGCTCGACACGGAACTTCTGAATACGTGCTGACTTGAATAACTCATTGAGCTGAGCTGCATCACTAATGGTGCTGAACGTTGCCTCAGTTAATCCATACTTATCACCAACTAACTGCTGGCGAAGATTAACTACCGACACACCGCTATCGAGTGTTGACGGACAGAACTTCTTGTAAAGCGAATCGTAATAATACAAGTTGTATTGGTTTTCGTCACCAGCCTTTGCAATCCAATACTCAATGTGTGTTGAGTGTGGGTCAGCGTTCAGTTCTTCAAGTGTGCCATTGAAAGGCTCAATGAATGTATTGCACTGATATACGATGTTGTATGCAGTGATATACGACTCAATGAGCTGCTCTGCTCGCTGACGGGTCTCATTGTCTGCTGTTGTCTTATCATCGGCAGGGAGGTCAGCGTAATCCAAATCCCAGCAGTTCTCCCAAGAGAGTTCAGAGACTTGGTACTGATACGCTTCCTCCTCCGCATTATAGCGGATGCGTCGTTTGTCCCAAGGCACTTGGAAGAGTGTCAAGCGTGGCGAGTTGTCAGAACCCTCAATAGATAGCAGGTCAGGAAATAAATCCTTATCATATCCGAATGTTGCAGCATCACCTTTATCTGGACCGATGGTAAAGAGACCGACAAACTTATATGTAACAGTTCCGTCTTCTGCTGTCTGTTTCTCGAATCCTACGAATGTCTCTTGGTAAATAGACACTCGCGCTTCGCTGTCCTGCTCGATGCCCTCATTTGTTAAGCCTACCGCTTTCCATAGGTCTGTAAAGGAGTTCACAGAACCCATCTTGTGGTATTGCATTGAAGAAGCAAGGTTCTTCTTTCCTGTCAGTTTAGATATTTTTGAAAGGTTCATGAAAAATTTAAACTTCTTTTGAGCGGTCTGACCATCTTCATAGATGACAGTCGAATCGTAAGACAATTTCCCTTTCCAGTTCCAAAAGTAGTAAAGCATTGACGATGTTCCTTGCCCTTGCATTTGGAAATTGGTAATCGTCAAACGAAGAAGATTCGTATTGCCATCTTTCGGATAGATTTCCAACGTGCCTTTAGGCTTGTAGGACTTGCCGTATTCATACGCAGGCAGTGGCTTGTCAAATGTAAACACATTCACCTTGCCACGCACTTTGTCGAAATCGACTGTAGTGCCGAGCGTATCATAGATGTCGTTATCTAATTTCTCTGCACTCTTCTCACCTACAGTTGAGAGCGCATTGATATAATCCTGATGCACGTTAGCAGCGTCCATTGCGCTGTCGTATATACGAATGGAATAGAGGTCAACGTCTGCCTTATCAGAACCTATGACGATGTCACCGCCTGAGCCTATCTGCATAGAATCGGTAAGCAAGTAGGCAAATTTACGAGCTTCAATGCCGTCAATATAGAGATAGACGAGGTTAAGGTAATAAGTATTGCCATTGAGTACATACGTGTACTTCTTAGGAGAGATAACGAGAGCAAGACGAATACGCACACCATCATCTGTGCTCATTGCCTGCACATCAGGATTACGCTCACTACGGGTTGCGAACATAATAGATGATGGTTTCACTTTAAGACCGATATAACCCTTCTGATAAGGCATAGCTATCGAGATGCACTCTGCATTGTAATCAGAAGTGTTATTAATCTGATAGTCTATCTCAATGGTCTTACCGCTTTGTGCTGCCTCCTTCTCAAAAGGCTTGTAATCGATAGTCAATCGTGAACCAGCGAGCAAGCGCAATGTGCGTGCGCCTTCATCATCCGTCACCCAGCCGTCACGTGAGAAGGCTACGTTCTGCCAATCAGAACCGATATGATCTGAGTTGATAAGATTGCGGAGGACATTGCGGTCGGTATCGGTGTTGTTTCTGTTCTTTGCATTCAGATAGAATACCGCTCCAGCTGTAGCTGAATAACCTTGCGAGTTATCCACAGGGAAAGGAATAGCATCACGCAAACGCACCTCGTCTGTTGGGTGAGTTCTGAATCCGATTAACGCTGTAAAGTCAGAGTTATCGATTGTCTCGACCTCAAGAGATAAGGTATACTGCATTTTGGTCTGTGTCAGTGTATTCTCTGACACATTCTCTTGCAGCACCTCATTATCCTTCTTCATCAAGATTGAGAGTGGTGTCGTTACCGCCTTGCCGTCATATACTGCATATTCCAGCACCTTATTCTCGTACCAGTTAAGCAGTTTCTCTGCCTTATTGTTCACGACAACCATCTTCACAGCCTCGTTATTAGCGACCGCCATAAAGTCATAGCCTACTGGAGTAGTCTGGACAGTGTTGTCTTCATTCGATAGCCAAGCAGAGAGATGGAAAAGACCAGTCTTATTCGTAAATGGAACGGTATAAGCGACAGGCGACGAGGTGTAAGTGGCAGTACCGAACTGACGCTCATACGTCTGTTCGTAACCTTCACCAGTAATCTTCACATGAAGCGTCTTACTGATGTTACCGCTGATGTAACACGGCAGCACAATGTCGCCTTGGTATGCCTTCCACCAATTGAACTCAGAGATAGAAAGGAAGAGAGCAGACAGCGTGATTGAATAGACCAAGGCAGGAGAGGTTTGCCCTGTTACCTCACCTGTAATCTTTACCATGATGTTATTTTGTCCGCTCTCAAGGAACTTGAACACATCAACAGTTGTAACTGTGTTCGACTGACAGCGACCACGAGCCTTAGACACGAACGTACCATCGCCAGCCTTAGCGAAGATTTCGTT